ATCTATATTATCTAAATCCATAAAAAATTTTTATAATTTTTTTGCACCTTTTTAAGAGTGGAGAAGTATTATAGCCTCCTTAACTGTCTAAAACAAGCTATATAACCTAAAGTAGTGGGACCCCTTTTATATAAAGGGAAGTCGATTATTAAGCGGGCGCAAATATTGGGATTGGGTCTGGTACCTCTATTGATTATATATTTATGTGTGTAGTGTGTGACACAACTTATAGTTGTGTGTGAGTGTGGTCCTACAGGACCACACAGTTAGTGTTCGGTTAGTCTAGTAGTACCATGAATGCACTTGCATTCAGTCTACTGAACTTAGACAATTTCTTTTGCATTGCAGAGTAATCCTCATCGAACTCAGCTTGCTTGATCTCAATGTATAACTTGTGTTCTGTTGGTGTTAACATCGTTGACTGGTTAGAGTAAGGGTTAGTTGCTTTGATCATTCTGTCGAGGTCCATGTTATTCGTCCTCCCCTGTTTCTTCCTCGTCTTGGTGTTCATCTAAATAGTTTTCAAATGCGTCTTGTAAGTAATCATCGTAGTCCATGTGTTCTCCTGTATTTGTTAATATATCTAATCCTACACTATCCCTCAGCCATTGTCAACCCTTGATATCTCTACCCTTGTATGAGGATTATTAAAGTAATCAGTTGATTGAATCTTCTCTACATTGACTGGTGTTTCAAGAGCCTCGGTCCTTGGTGCGATGGCTATGATCTCTTGTATATGTTTATTAGCAAAGCTATTGTAACAACCATTACTACAGAAGTAAGAGAACATACTTAATCGCTCTCCACTATTCCACGCATGTTGCGCAACCTTACGAGTTCTTAGGACCTTGCTACCTTTGACACCACGCAATCTATCTTGCGTGTCACTGGTATGGCACGTTGGTCCATGGCACCAAACAAAGCTACTCATGATTTGTCCTCGGTCATTTGAAACCTAGCCAAGATTTTGGCATGGCTCTCAATTGATTTCTCCAAAACTTTCACTCTATCCTCTAAGTAAGTTAGTTTCTGTCGTTCATATCGTTCAACTTTGTTTTTTTCTATCACTTCAAAGTGTTCATCATTTAATTGTGTCATTTTTTATCTCCCCATAATCTTAGCCCTATTAGAATAACTATCATTCCAAAGAATGATAGTTCGTATATTAATTGTTCTGTCATTAAAACCTCACAGTCCAACTGCCTTTGGCAGTTCTATATCCATTTGCGTCCATATCAAAGTATGTCATCATTTGGTTGCCGACTTTAGATGTGAAGTATTTGCATTGGTCAGTCCATGTTGCATTTCTTGTAATTAACTTACCATGCTTAACTGCAAAGTATGTGATCTTGAATTGTGTGTTTGGTATCATGTTTTTTCTCCTGTATGTTTGTTTCTGTATTCCCTATCCTACACTAGATAGGATAGGGTTGTCAACTGTTTAATTTACTGTCTGTTGCTGTTGCATTCTAGCAAAAGCAATCTTCTCCTCTCTCGTTTGTTCTACCTTATCAGTTAATAAGTCAGCTAAATTCTCTGGACTATAAACTGATAAACCCATTGATGAACTCTCGTTCAATATGCCTTCATTAAGCACAACACCTAATTTATCAGCAAGTAATTTAGCTTGGTCAAAGTATCTGTAAGATTTTAAACCTAATCTTAGTTTGTCCATTTTACCATTGACGTGTTCATACAAGTGTTGATGTGCCATGATAACTTGTTCTCTCAAACTGTTATACATTTTAAACATCTCAAATGTTTCTTGGTCAACAGCAAACATTCTACTATGACAATATGATGTCCCAATAGTATCAAGTTGGAAATCATTTTCCCATTCTTGTTTAAGACTTATGTCTGTTTTATTATCATTGCTACTTGTTTCATGTCCTGTGAACTTGTTGACTTGACTTTCCATAGTATAATAACTCGGACTTCTTTTGTCGTAGTTGCCATTAATTGCTACATGAAAGTCTGGGTTAAGACCTTTGGCTTTGATCTCATCTCTATAATAAGACCTTGCAAGTCCTTTGCCTAAACTAAACTTGACGTGTTGTTCATCAATGATTTTATTTATTCTACCATCACTATCAGTTTCCGTTCTCTCTGGTGCAGTAAAATAGAAACAGTTATCCTCATACAACTCTCCACCACTTCTATTATATTTAGCAATCATTCTACCAATTGTTTCTATATCCTCTTGTGGTTGATGATGTCTAACAACTGTTTCAGCTAGGACTTTCATTTTAGTTCTAGCAGTATTATAATCAGCTATTGATTTTTTGTGTAGTTCATACTTTGGACTTGTTTGTTCAAAGTGTGTTTGGAACACGTCAGCAATAGCTTTTCTTTTTTCTGTGTTTAGTGTCAATCGTTTCTCGGTCATGTTTCCTTTGGTTAAGTTATTATTTTGCATAAATAGTTTTTAGCACTTGACAGATTGATTGTCAAGCATTATAAGGGAGAGGTTCCCTTTTGCTAATATACGGAATTAAAAAACTCAAATTAGCATTTGTTGGTCACTGTGAGATTGTTCTCACTTGCGAGACATCACCTTAAATGGTGGTTATAAATAGAAGATGCATCTTGCTTGCAGTGATCAATGAGTATTATTTGCTGGACCTATAAAGGTTATTAGCTACGCTTCGTGTGATCTTCACACTGCAACCGCTAAAACTTAAGAGCATGCTTTGTTGGTCCTGCTAATGATAAGGCACACATTCCGCTCACCAAATGCTTCGCGCTAAGTGACTTCGGGTGGGGCAGCCTTAGCCCAACGCGTTCGAGTCTCTCGGCCAGAGGAGCGCGTCGGGTTTATATGATTAAAGAGGAAAGCTACAAGCGCCAAGCTTCAAGCGCCAAGCCACACAACCTGTGGTTGTGTGGATAAGTAAAAGAAAGATTTGACAAGGGTTACGGGATAGTGTAGGATGAGTATATTAACAAATACAGGAGAAATAAATGACAAAAGAAAACAATTATAGAACTGGTGAAGTTACGCAGCTACGTAGAATAGCCGATGCAATAGAAGAGATCCTGCGTATGGTAAAGACTGATCAAGAACGCGCTCAGGAAGCTAGAGCACATTACAAGATGGAAGAAGAACAAAGTGAGTAAGTATAAATTCCTGGGAGTGCATACGCTGCACTTCCAGTTGATGGATGAAGACGGCAACACTGACGGTAAACTCTACGAGTATACCGGAGATCATTCCAGCTTTGCGGACGGTATAGATCCTGAAGAACTGGAGGAGGTGACCAGTGAGTAAAGTTAATAGATCAGGATCGGAAAGTATTCCGATCCTGATCGGCCATTGGCGATGGCTCCAGGAGCAAGGACCATGTTACAAGCTTCAAGCGGCAAGCTGCAAGCGCCAGGCTGCAAGCTTGACAAAACAATATTATAAGGATATAAAGTCCTATAAAATACAGGAGAAATAAAAAATGAATATAAAAGAAGCACAAGCAATAACTCACACATTATCAAAGCCTGGCAAGATGCCCGGGTTTGCATACTCAACACCAGCTCACGAGTGCAAGACTGGCACAAAATTACGAGCTGTAGCTGGCAGCGTTTGCGCTAACTGTTACGCCTTCGAGCGGGGCCGTTATAGATTCCAAAATGTAAAGGACGCACAATACAAACGCTTCAGGTCCTTAACTCACCCGTTATGGGTTGAAGCTATGGCAGCTCAAATTAATTCTAAGAAGGTCAAATACTTTAGATGGCACGACTCAGGAGATGTCCAAAACCTGGACCACTTGAGACGAATCTATGAAGTATGCAAGCTCACGCCTGAAGTCCAGCACTGGATGCCGACGCGTGAAGCATGGACCAAAGACTATATTGTTGAAGCTCCTGACAATCTTGTTGTCCGGTTCTCCATTCCGATGGTGGACCAGGCTGCAGGTACCAGCTGGCCTCATACCTCAACCGTTTCAACTAAAAAAATTGATGTAACATGTCCAGCACCTAAGCAGGGCAATCAGTGTAAAGACTGTCGCGCTTGTTGGGACAAGTCAGTTGTTAATGTTTGCTACGGTGAACATTAAAAAATTCCCGCGTGGAATATCGGATCAGGTCATTAGCAATAGCAGCCTCCGGGAGCATGCGGCGCGTGCACCTGATCCGGGCCTCAAGTTTCAAGCTCCAAGCTCCAAGATTCAAGATCCAGGGACCAAGCTTCAAGCAACAAGCCTCAAGCGCCAAGCTCTTCGAGCATCAAGCGGCAAGCGTCAAGCCCCAAGCAGCAAGCTTCAAGCTCCAAGCCGCAAGCGACAAGCTCCCTGATGCGTGAACCACGGAACATGGATATTGAACAAGTTTTAGAGGTACTCGGACCGAGGGCCTCGGTGATGATAAATGTATTCTTTGGATGCCTTAAATGGAACGCAATTTGATGCGGACTAAAACGTAATTTTTTACCCTTTGTTACTTTTAACTCTATTGTGAAAAAGTGCCCAGAATTATTACTGACCAATAGATCAGGAGTCCCAAGTAAGCTAAGATTTTCAAGTCTAATAAGAGAAAATTCTTTAAAATTCTTCTTAACTTTTTGATATAATTTAGCCTCTGGACCCATGAGTTTTTCAAAGTAACAACGTCATGCATTACTAGTCTTTTTTGAGACTATCAGCAATGGTAAATTTCTTTTCTGTCTGAGTTTTTAGAACCAGTCTATGACCAGGCTGTCCTATAATATTACTCTCATGTACTTCCATTCTTCTTATCTCTTCCAAATATCCGTCTCTTTCAACGTACAGTTTTGCATGAGATAAGGCATTACCATTGGTTCCTTTTTTGGCACCTTCGGTAAACTTAGACAGGAAAGTTTGTAAATCGTGGACTAACATTTAATTATCTTTCTTTTCATATTGACTTTATAGGATAGTTACCTTAAATTGTCAACATGGGAGTTCCAAAAAGATTAACTGAAATGCAAAAACGATTTGCTGAATACATGGTATTCGGGTCAACCGATGGTCCAGTCTCACAATCTGAAGCAGCAACGCTAGCGGGCTACAGTCCTAAACGTGCTAGAGTAGAAGGATCTGAATTAATGAACCCTAGACACTCACCCTTAGTTGTAGCTTACATAGGAAATTTAAGAGAAGAACGATTAAGAAAACATGAAGTTACTTATGAAAAACATGTAGCTGAGTTAGATAGAATTAAACAGTTGGCTCTCGCAAAAGGAAGTTTCTCAA